TTGAGGGTATTGAAGACCCTAATTCTACAGTGAGTCCATATTACCAATGACATTAAAAGCCTTGACATATTTAAAATTATCTGCTATAATTTGCAGGATAGGTAATTATTTTTGGCATCTACATGTCAAAGAAGTACGTAAGAACCAAACAAGAAGATTAATATAATGAATTTAGTTACACTACAAAATGAAATAGCCGAAGATGAAGGAATAAAATACGAATTATATTTATGTTCAGAATCGCATTTGACCGGGGGAATAGGGCATTTGATTACTGAATGGGATACTGAATATTACGATAAGCCTGTAGGAACAAAAGTACCTAACGAACAAGTTAATGAATGGTTTGAGAATGATATACAAGTATCTATAAAAGACTGTAAATCTTTGTTTAGTAACTTTGATAACTTACCTGAAGATATACAACATGTATTAATAAATATGTCATTCCAATTAGGGAAGCCTCGTTTATCCAAATTTAAAAAGATGATCGCTGCCGTAGAGAATGAAGACTATCCTGAAATGGCAGAGCAGATGGAGGACTCACGTTGGTACAAACAAACAACCAACAGAGCACAGCGTTTAATAGACAGAGTTATAACACAAGGAATACCACATTGAGTAGAGAATTAACTGAAAGACAAAAAAAGTTTCTAGAAGTTTTGTTTGAAGAAGCAGGTGGCGATGTTGTACAAGCAAAACTATTAGCAGGATATTCTGAGCACTCTGCAACTTCCTCTATTGTTGCATCAATGAAAGATGAAATCATGGAAGCTACTCAAATGTATATGAGTAGGAATGCTCCGAAGGCAGCAGTGGCTATGGTGAGTGGAGTTGATGAACCTACACAACTCGGTATAAGAGATAGATTATCTGCTGCTAAAGAATTGTTAGACAGGGTAGGTTTAACTAAAACTGAAAAGGTTCAAGTGGAAGCATCAGGTGGAGTGATGTTGCTACCACCAAAACAGAGTGATGGATAGAAGTTTAGGTAAGTGGAAGTTACCACAACCCACAGATTTAAAAGATGAAGAACAAAAAGATTGGATACAGATACCACGTATAGCAAGAACTATACCTTTTGGTTACACAATTAATGAAGAGGATAATGAGTTACTTGATCCTGTGCCTTATGAACTAGAAGCTATAGACTTAGCTAGAAAATATGTAAAACAATATTCATATCGTGAGGTAGCTAATTGGCTAACAACAAAAACAGGCAGAGAGATATCTCACGTGGGATTAAGAAAAAGATTAATGCATGAGCAACAACGTAAGAACCAAGCTAGAACTCTTAGAAAATGGTCCGAGTATGCCAAGAAAGCAATCCAAAAAGCGAAAGCGATTGAAGAAGGCAGAACAGGAGCAAAAGCCTAAAATAAAAATTGCAGATGACATAGAAGATGTTCCTATAGCAGAACAAAATGTTATCTTTAAACCAAATGAAGGACCTCAAACAGAGTTTCTTGCAGCTTCTGAAAGAGAAGTATTATATGGTGGCAGTGCAGGTGGTGGCAAAAGTTATGCCATGTTAGCAGACCCACTACGTTATATGGGTCATCCATCATTCAGTGGTTTGTTACTGCGACATACAACAGAAGAATTAAGAGAACTTATATTTAAGTCAAAAGAATTATATCCTCAAATATGGAAGGGGATCAAGTGGTCGGAAAGAAAGATGCAATGGGAAGCACCATCAGGTGCAAGACTATGGATGTCTTATCTAGACAGAGATGATGACGTTCTAAGATATCAAGGTTTAGCCTTTAGTTGGATAGGCTTTGATGAGCTAACACAATGGGCAACACCCTATTCGTGGAACTACATGAGGTCAAGACTTCGTTCTACTGCTCCTGATTTACCTGTCTATATGAGAGCAACAACGAACCCCGGAGGTCCGGGACATCAGTGGGTCAAGAAAATGTTTATTGACCCTGCACCTTATGGAAAGACTTTTGATGCCACAAATATTGAGACAGGACAGGTTCTGCAGTATCCTAGCAACCACAAAAAAGCAGGTGAAGCACTATTTAGAAGAAGATTCATACCTGCTAGGTTATCTGATAATCCGTATCTCTCAAGTCAAGGTGATTATGAAGCAATGCTTCTATCCTTACCTGAACAACAAAAGAAGCAGTTGCTTGAGGGCGATTGGGATATTAAAGAAGGTGCTGCTTTTACTGAGTTTAATAGAGATATTCATGTTGTTGAACCTTTTTCAATTCCAAGAAATTGGGTTAAGTTTAGGTCTTGCGACTATGGTTATGGTTCTTATAGTGGTGTGTTGTGGTTTGCTGTTTCTCCAGACGAGCAGATTATTGTATATAGAGAGTTGTATGTTTCTAAAGTCCTTGCCACAGATTTGGCAGATATGATACTAGAACTAGAAGCTGAAGATGGAACTATGAAGTATGGAGTTTTAGATAGCTCTCTTTGGCATAAACGTGGTGACACAGGTCCTTCTTTGGCAGAACAAATGATACAAAGAGGATGTCGTTGGAGACCATCAGATAGAAGTAAAGGCAGTCGTGTAGCAGGTAAGAACGAAATACATAGACGATTGCAGATAGATGATTTTACAGAACAACCACGAATGGTGTTTTTTAACACATGTACAAATGCTATATCACAACTACCTGCCATACCTTTAGATAAAAGAAACCCTGAAGATGTGGACACTAAGGCAGAAGATCATATTTACGATGCGTTAAGATATGGTATTATGTCAAGACCTAGATTTAGTATATTTGACTATGACCCTGTAGGTAGACCATCGCAAGGTATGCCTATAGCAGACTCAACTTTTGGATATTAAAATGGCAGAAGAAAATAATGAAATAATGATTGAAGATGATGCAATAGCATTAGAAGATACAGATGATCCTGTAATCGCTGATGCAGGTGTAAATGGCATCATACCTTTTGTTCAAGAACGATATGACAGAGCAGAAGATTACAGAAGAAATGATGAAGAACGATGGTTACGTTCATATACAAATTACAGGGGGATATACGGAAGTGATGTTCAATTTACTGAAGCAGAAAAGTCTAGAGTATTTATCAAAGTTACCAAAACCAAAACTCTCGCAGCTTACGGACAAATTGTTGACGTATTATTTGCAGGTAACAAATTTCCTATTAGCGTTGAGCCAACGATTTTACCCGAAGGTGTACTTAAAGATGTTAGCTTTGATCCGAAAGAGCCTGAAGAGTTGCGTGGCAGGGGTCAAGAAACTTCTCCGTATGGCTTTGAAGGTGATGGACAAGATTTTCCAAAAGGTGCTACCGAAAAAAGTTTACTTGAAGGTCTTGGACCTCTTCAAGAAAAACTAGAAGGTATTGAAGGATTAAAAGGTGAAACAGGTAAAACTCCCACATCAATAACATTTAGTCCATCTATGGTGGCTGCGAAAAATATGGAGCAAAAGATAATGGATCAGCTTCAAGAGTCAGGTGCTACTAAGCAATTAAGAAGCACTGCTTTTGAAATGTCCTTGTTTGGTACAGGGGTTATGAAGGGTCCTTTTGCTATAGATAAAGAATATCCTAATTGGGATGATGAGGGTGAATACAATCCTAAATTTAAAACAGTTCCTTCCACATCACATGTATCTGTTTGGAACTTTTATCCTGATCCTGATGCTAATAACATGGATGAAGCACAGTATGTTATTGAGAGACACAAGATGTCTAGATCACAACTGCGTTCACTAAAAAAGAGACCTTACTTTAGATCAAGCGTTATAGATCAAGTAGTTGAGTCAGGAGAATCTTATGTTAAAAAGTATTGGGAAGATGACTTGTCTGACTACGCACCTGAACATGGTGTATATCGCTTTGAGGTATTAGAATATTGGGGTATGTGTGACACACAACTTCTAGTAGATAATGAAGTAGAGATACCTGATGAGTTAAAAGACTTTGATGAGTTACAAGCTAATATATGGATTTGCGATGGTAAATTAATAAGAATGGTTCTTAATCCTTTCAAACCTGCAAAGATACCATATATGGCAGTTCCTTATGAGTTAAATCCGTACTCTTTCTTTGGTGTGGGTATAGCAGAAAATATGGATGACACACAAACTTTAATGAATGGTTTTATGAGAATGGCAGTAGATAATGCAGTATTATCAGGAAACCTGCTCATAGAAGTAGATGAAACTAATTTAGTTCCGGGACAAGACTTATCTGTGTATCCGGGTAAAGTGTTTAGAAGACAGGGTGGTGCTCCGGGACAGGCTATATTTGGCACTAAGTTCCCAAACGTATCAAATGAAAACATACAGTTATTTGATAAAGCTAGACAATTAGCAGATGAAAGTACAGGATTACCATCATTTGCTCATGGTCAAACAGGAGTGACAGGGGTGGGTAGAACTGCTTCAGGTATATCAATGCTTATGAATGCAGCTTCAGGAAGCATTAAGACTGTTATAAAAAATGTAGATGACTATTTACTGCGACCATTAGCAGAGGGTTTCTTTAGATTTAATATGCAGTTTGACTTTAGTCCTGAAATAAAAGGGGACTTAGAAGTTAAAGCTAGAGGCACAGAAAGTCTAATGGCAAACGAAGTTAGGTCACAGAGATTGATGCAATTCTTGCAAGTATCATCTAATCCTGCATTAGCACCTTTTGCAAAGTTTCAGTATATCATACGTGAGATAGCAAAATCTATGGACTTAGACCCTGATAAAGTTACCAACAATATGGATGAGGCAGCAATTCAGGCAGAGCTTATGAAAGAATTTCAAGCTCCTGCACCTGAAGGACAACCTCAACAACCACCTGCAGGAGCAGACCCAAGTGATCCTACAGGAGCAGGTGGAGCAACTATAGGAACAGGTCAAGCACCTATTCCGGGTGAACAAGGATTTACAGGAGTACCTCAAGATAGTGGACAAGCAAATACTCAACAAGCTCAAGCCGATGGTGGGCAACAACCACCAATGGGAGGCATTCAGTAATTATGTTGATGCTCTAGTTGGGCAACATCATAAAATATTAGAACAAGCAGATAATGATATTATCATGTATCGTTCTCAAGGTGCAGTAGCATCTTTGAAGAAACTTAAATTACTTAGGGATGAAGTTTTAAAGAATGTCAGTTGAAACTAGAAGAAAAGAAAGAGAGCCTAAAACGGAGACTGAAAAGGCTCTGATGGCTCAAAAGACAAAAGAAGGTTTACAGGGTTTAGCAATAGGTCCTGTAACAGGTCTTCTTGGTCTACCTTCTGATATAATAGATTTAGCAGACATGGCAAACGATGCTATAGCTAAATATGGTGCAGATACAACTATCGCACAATTCTCAAAGTTAATAAAGCCACAGTTAGATGCAGTGCAAGAAAAGTATGGTAGAGATGCTTTTGATAAAGGATTCACAGAATTAACAGGTATAAAATCTGATCCAACTAGACCTGCACAGTTTTTAGGTGAATTAGTATCTTTAGGGGGTGTAGCTAAAACAGGTGTAAAAGGTGCTAAACTAGTTGGTGAAACTATATCCGATACCTACAAAGGTGCTAAAAAGTTATTTGAAGATTCTACTCTGCCACCACCTGATAATTTAGCAGCACAAACTGTAGGTGCAACCAAACCTGTAGATCAACTTGAGCAAACAAAAAAACTGTTAGATAAAGAAAAAGCAATAACTACAGAAGCACCTAATATTATACCACCTGACGAATTTATAAATGCTCCTAAAACAACTAGAATGAGCATGGCAGGAAATAGAACTCCTACAGGTAAGCAACAGATTACAAAGTATAGGGAGTTAGATAAAACAAAAAAATATAATCCTGATGAACTATTTGAAATGACAGGTGTGTATAAAGGATCAGATGGTGAGTTTAGATGGGAAATAGATACTACAGATGCAGAGTTAAAAGGTCTTAATATAATAAAAAATGCAAAAGATGGAGATGCTGTAGCTCTTTCTAGTATATTAAAGTTTGACAGATTATATCAAGAATATTTTGAGCCTTTAAAAGTTAGAAAATTATTATCTAGATATAACTATAAACCTATGAAAAATGTATCTGTTGTACTACGAAAAGGGACAGATGAAGATGGAAGGGCATTAGCTGCTTACACTCCATCTAGTGATGTGATAACTTTATACACAGACAGAATATATAATGCTACACTTGATGCTGCAAATAAGGCTCAAGATTTTAAAAATATAGATAAACTATACGAGTATCAACTAGAAAGCACGTTACTTCACGAAATACAACATGCTATTCAAGGAAGAGAAGGATTTACAAGAGGTAGTGCTACACAAAATTTTATACGTTCTGGTTATGAACAAGATATAAAAACTAATAATGAATTATTGGATCAGTCTTACTTTCGGTTTTTTAATGAATTTGAATCTGAAAATGCATTAACAGGTTTATCAGGTAGAGATAGATTAGATAAAGTATCTAACTATGTTAAACTAGCATTTGAAGAAAATCCTAACCTTAGTGATGGTGCTATAAATTCTATAATTAAAGCAGAGATTAGAAACTTAGATAGAGCAGGTGTAGGTTTATCAAGCGTAAAAAAAGAGCAAGTTCTTAGGTCTTACTTTTCAAATATTCAACGTCATTATAAAAACAAAAAAATATTAGATGATGAATATGACACTGCTTATAAAAGCTACAGAGATGTATATGGCGAAAAAGAGGCGAATCTTGTACAAAAAAGATTTGAGGAAAGGCGTAATTTAAGAGCATTAATGTCTATGGATACAGGACAAGCAACAAAGTCTGACATAGAAAAAGTGCAAAAAGAAATGCGTCAAAAATCACCCCCGTCTGACATGATGGGATTGACTCGTTCAGAACGAGAAAGACAAGATGTTTTAGCAAGAACTGACCCCATAACAGGTAAGGTTAAGCGTAAAGTATCTATAAAAAATTTAGCAAAAGGTGGAGACATGAAAAAACAAATGGACTTATTTCAAGAAGGTGGACTCAAAGATGAAGGTGGTACAGTAGACCCTGTATCAGGAAACGATGTTCCACCGGGTTCTACACAAGAAGAAGTGAGAGATGACATACCTGCACAGTTAAGTGAAGGAGAGTTCGTGTTTCCTGCAGACGTAGTGAGATTCATAGGTCTTGAAAAGTTGATGACGTTAAGACAGGAAGCTAAAGCAGGACTCAAGCGTATGGAAGAGATGGGTCAGATGGGTAACAGTGATGAAGCCACCTTACCTGATGACATGCCTTTTACTATAGATGACCTTGACATGGAAGACGAACAGGAGTATAATCAAGGTGGAGTTGTACGGGCACAAGCAGGAACATTTGTAGCTCCGGGAGCAGGTATAACGACAACACCTTCTCAGTTTACAGGACAAGCATTACCATCTGCAACGAATATACCTAATTATGTAGCACCTAACATACCACCCCCTGCACCTGCACCTCTAGGTGGGTTCAGACCTTTAACAACATCTGCACAAACAGGGCAACAGAATATGGGAACAACACCTACCTTTCAGACATTGATAGGCAGAAGACCCGGACAGTATGACGAATTTCGTGAATATGTTAACGAAGCAGGTATGAAGCTACAGATACCATTCAAAGATGGACAACCTATATATCCAATACCTGAAGGTTATACCTTTGTAGACCCTGAAGAAGAAAAAGTGGTAGACCCTAAAGTTACAGATGTAAAACCACAAACAACTAGAGTTACAGAAGAAAGTGGCGATGATGGTGGAGATGGAAGTAAAACATCTGCAGTTGATTTAACAGGTGCTCCTCTATCTTACAAATCTATATTTGATATGGATAAACTAGATACTGCATTAAAGGACATTGCCTTTGGACAGTTGAACCTATTTGATTTAAAAGGTGCAACTATGAGAGGTATAACAGGTAATGTAGATATTAATAATGTGACACTAGAGTTTCAAAAAGAGGTTATGGGTAAATTTAAAGATAATCTGGTGAATAAATACGGACAAAATTTTAATTTAGCTAGTATGAATGATATTGAAAGAAATAGTTTAGCAGAATCTCTTAATAAATCATCTGACATGGTTAAAAACGTATTAACAGATTCAAATGATAATCCTCTAAATACGGATGACCTTATTAGCAAAGCTAACAGAACATATGGTATGAGTGTAGTTAAAGCTAACTTAATGGCTAAAGGAACTAATGTATTGTCAAGATCAAAGATTACACAACTAGCAAAAGATATGATGACAAAAGATATGGAGATGAAAGAGAGATCGGCTAAAGCAAGACAAGCGTTTGAAGATTATTCTGACAGTTCATCTGATTCTGGAGTTACTCAAGATTTGTCAGATGTTGTATCTGATAGAGATAAAGCACAAGCTGCTGCAGAAGCAGGATTTAATGTTGATGAAACTTTTGGTGGTGGATCAGCACCTTCTTCTCCTAACTTTAGTAATGTATCGGATGATTCAGGAGGAAGTGAACCTGATAGTGGAGGAGGTTATGGCTCAGATGACTCTGGAACTATGGGAGGTGAAGAGGTCGCTAAAGGTTCTCTTATAACTAAACGCAAAACATCAGGTAAATTAAAGAAAAAGTATATGAAGCGAGGTGGATTAGCTTCACGTAAATAATCCACATACTAGCTACTTATCCCCCAACGATATGGCTACGATAACCCTAGGAGAAAACAATGGCAGAACAAGCACAAGAAATGGTGGTAGATGCTACACCAAATAAAAAAGCATTTATGGAAAAGCGTTCTACTCATGAAGATAGAATTAAAAAAGATGAGCAGGAGCTTGAAGAACTAAAGAAACAAGTTGAAGGTGAAGCTGAAGAACCTGTTACAGAAGAGAAAGCAGAGGATGAGGAAAAACCGAAGAACGCTGAAGAAAGAACTTTCAAAAAGCGTTACGGAGACCTACGTAGACACTCTCAAGAAAAAGAAAGAGAGTTCCAAAAACAACTTGACGAGTTAAAAGGGCAACTAGAAAAGGCAACTAAGAAAGAGATAAAGTTACCTAAGACAGAAGCCGAGATAGAAAATTGGACAAAAGAATATCCTGATGTAGCAGGAATAGTAGAAACAATCGCTATCAAGAAAGCAAAAGAACAATCTGATGCTTTAGAAAAAAGAATCAAAGAGATTGATGAATTAAATGCAAGAACTACAAAGGAACGTGCAGAAGTAGAATTACTGAAGATACATCCTGATTTTGCAGATATAAGAGATAGTGATGACTTTCACGAATGGGCAGACGAACAACCGAAATGGGTACAAGAGGCACTTTATGAAAACGACAACGATGCAAGATCAGCAGCTAGAGCTATTGATCTATATAAATCAGATAGAGGCATTGGCAAGAAAGACACGAAAAAGAGTAGTAAGAGTGCTGCTTCGGAAGTTAAAGCAAAAAATACTAGGTCTGTTCCTGATCCTGAAGGAAACACCAATAAGATTTTAGAGTCGGAAGTACAGAGAATGTCTGCAGATGAATACGAAAAGAATGCAGATACAATCATGGAATCTATCCGATCAGGTAATTTTGTCTACGATGTATCTGGTTCTGCTAGATAATTAGTTGACAAAGTGTTATTTATAGGTATAACTATAGGTAACTAAAAATGTGACCTCTCCACGTGGACAACTCACATACTATACTACACTTGAAAGCCTACCTGATGGTATGAGCCTATGTTTAAGTAGCTATTAAGCATACACCTCACAACTATTAGCCGATGACGAGTAAAACTGTCGTATACTTTATGTATACATTTGTTTATTTCAATGGAGATAAAAATGGCATTTAAAACTGCAGCAGGTTATGGTAATCTGCCTAATGGTAATTTCTCCCCAGTTATTTACTCTAAGCAGGTTCAGTTAGCCTTCAGAAAAACTTCCGTTGTTGAAAATATCACTAACTCCGATTATTTTGGAGAGATATCCAACATGGGTGATTCTGTAAAAATTATCAAAGAGCCAGAGATCACTGTCAAGGAATATGCTAGAGGTGCAAACGTACAACCTCAAGACCTTGATGATGAGGACTTCACATTGACTATTGACAAAGCGAATTACTTTGCTTTCAAGATAGACGATATTGAAGAGGCTCACAGTCACGTAAACTTCTCTCAACTAGCAAGTGACAGAGCAGGTTACAGACTTAAAGACAACTATGACCAAGACGTTCTTGGTTACCTATCAGGATTTGCACAAGCATCTAACAATGCTGTAGCAAGTTCAGCTAACGCAACAGTTAATGGAACTAAAGCAGTGTCAACTGCAGGTTCAGACGAATTGTTGACAAGCATGAAGCTAAGAAAAGATAGCTTTGGTAACATCACTACTTCTAGTGCTGGTGACCACTCTATCCCAATAGCTCCA